GCGCATCAAGAACGGCTCGTTGCCGACCAGCGACACCGACGGCACCGTCGTCGGCACCCAGACCTGACAGGAGATGAAAAATGGCTGACAAGAAAATATCGCAACTTTCGACCGCTGCAACCCCGCTTGCTGGCACTGAATCCGTGCCGCTTGTGCAGAGTGGCAGCACCCTTCGCGCTACGGTTTCCGAGCTGACTGCGGGACGCCAAGTCTCTGCGGCTGGTGTCGCTGTGACCGGCACGACAGTTCCGGCGAACGGCGTGTATCTGCCTGCTGCCAATACCCTCGGCATTTCGACCAACAGCACGAACGCGGTGCGGGTCGAGTCCAACGGAAACGTCGGCATCTCTGCCGGAAATGCTCCGACGCAGGTGCTGAGTCTCTATCGAGCCGGATCGACGCAAACGGCTGTGTCGTTTGGAAACAGCAACTCTGGCGTTAATGGCACGGTGGTTGGCGTGGACACGGCTGGAAACGCCATCATCAGCCAGACCCAAGCTTTGACGATGACCTTTAGCTGCGCCGGTCTTAACCGGGTGGTTCTCACCGCTGCGGGCAACGTGTCGGTCGGCGCTGGTGCAGTTGCCACGACCGCGACGAACGGGTTCCTCTATGTGCCGACATGCGCGGGTACACCGACCGGAACGCCGACCACGGTGACCGGCTTCGCGCCGATCGTGGTCGATACCACGAACAACAAGCTGTACTTCTACAGCGGTGGCGTATGGCGCGATGCTGGGCCGTAAGTCAGACGAGCCCCTCGGAGCGTAACTGCGCGATGGTGCGGACCATGCCCTCGAGGTGGGCCAGCCGCACATAGTCGCGCTCGAGCTCGGTGTGGGAGCGGCGATCGATGGCGTCGTGACAGGCAGAGCAGGCCCATGCTCCAAGCAGGTCGTCGGCCTTGAGCCCCATGCCGGAGATCCCGGCCATGCGGATGTGCGCCAGGACGACCGTCTCGGAGTTGTGGTTGCAGACGCCGGGGAGCCTGACGGTGCAGCCCCGGCCTCGTGCCTGCTTGCGTAGGTTCATACGAGCTCGAGCTGGCCGACGAGCCGGTACCGGGCGTACCGCTTGCCGTTCCGCTCCTCCGTCACGGTCTGGACATCGAGGCCGGTGGCGCGAAGGTCAGCGACCCGAGCGGCGAGCCGGAAGCAGCCGTAGCGGTCGAGGGCTTCAAGCGGGGTGATATCGCGGCCCGATACTAAGTGGGCGCGGATCTGTTCGGTCTGCGTCATGTGTGTTCTCCATAGGACGGTTCGGGTATCACGATGCCGAGCTCTGCGGCGCGGCGGGACAGGAACTCGAGGTAGTCGGAGAAGTCCTGCTTGTTGAGTCGGGACGAGCGGCGCACCGGCTTGTGGACGGTCTTCCCGCCGAGCGTGAGCGTCTCCCAGCCGAAGTGCTCGCCGAGCATGAACTCGTGCAGGTCGTCCTTCTGCCAGCCTGCCAGCGCCTCCCCGCCACCCTCGAGGATGGACGGGTAGACGACGCCCCAGAGGAAGGCGTTCTGCATGTCCGAGCGCCGGGGCTTGAACTCCTCCAGCGTGACCTTCCAGGACTTGCCGGGGTCTAGCCACCGCACCATGACCGAGATCGCCGAAGCGATCTGGTCAGGCGTGGTGCCTTTGGGGAAGATGCGGTTCATCTACGCTCCCGCCTCAGAACGGGATATCGTCGTCGATGAACTCCTCGGGCTTCTGCTCCGCGAGGGTCTTCGGGCGCTCGTGCTGCTGCTGCTTAGGCTTGAACTTGAGCCTCATGTAGGTCTTTCCGGCCTTGCTCTTTTGCAAATAGCCATCGACAAAGTGCAGCACCCCGTTAATGTCGGCCTCGCCGCTATAGTCGGAGTCCTTCATAACCCATTCGGTGCCGTCAGGGTTTTTCATGGCTCGATCTGGGCGCTTCTCTTCGTTCTTGAAGAGTGCTCCCTTATTCGTGTTGTCGTACTCAGGCATAGTCATCACTCCTGGTTGATGGAAACGGGGCGACCGACGAGACGGTGTCTCTCGTCGCCGAAAGCCTCGGCTGCGTCGAGCGCGGCCTGTGCGTGGTTGATGTCGAGGTAGGGGTTCGGCTTGTGGCCGACGTGCTCCAGAACGTGCGCCGGTACGTCCTCCCACCCGCCCCAGCCCTCGCGCTGGATGAAGTACCCGGTGACGAGGGTCACAGGCGCACCGTCTGCAAGTGCTCGACCCGGTCCCGCAGCTCGGTCAGGAACCGCCCGACCTCGCCCGCGATCTCGGCGATGACGCCCTCGTCTCGCGGGACCCGGATGACGAGCAGGCGCAGATGCTCCGGGAGCCGTGGGTCGAAGGCCACGAAGTCGCACCAGTTGCGACCGGTGCAGGCCATCTGCCACTGCATCTGCAGGAGGTACTTGCGGGGGACGGAGCGGTCCTCGATGTACTCGAGCATCGTGGCCGTGTTCGGACACTTGATCTCGATGAGGCCGTCCTCGCCGACGAGCCCGTCCGGGGACGCCCCGGCCTCGAGGATGGGGTGGCGCACGAAGTCCACCTCGTCCACCAGAACGCCCTCTCGCGCCTCGTAGGCGGCTCTGGCGACGGGCTCTAGCTCGATGCCCCTGTCCATGGCGGGGCTCTTATAGCCCTCCGTGGGCTGTCCTGTGAGGCGTTCCGTCAGGAGTTCGGCCATGTACCCGCTGCGGGAGGCCGACGCGCCGGTCTTGGTCTTCGCCATGACGTCGGCTATCCGGCTGGCGGTCACGAGCCCGAGCCGCTTGGCGAACCATTCGGGGGTGCGCTGCTCCATCAGCCGAGCTCCTTCTTGCGGGCGGCGAAGATGCCGGAGGACGCCTGACGCTGCGCCTCGGTCAGCCCCTTGAACAGGGCGGTGAGGTCGGCGAGGGTCTGGCACTCGGCCACCTTCTTGGCGAGGTCGGGGTCGGGCTTGGCCTCGGGCTTGCCACGGGCCTGCGCCGCCTCGGCATCGTCGTCGATCTGGGCGAGGCCCACTATGGCGGCGAGGGCGTAGCGGCGGGCGTAGGTGATGCCCGAGCCCTGTCCCTGCGGACCGGCGTCCTTGGTCAGGATGGGCAGGTACCCGCGCATCCATTCCCCGGACGAGTGCGCGAGGGTGGTCACGAGGATGGCCCCGGTCTCGCCGATCTCGGTCGTCTGGATGACGGCGAGGTCGTTGGCGGCGAGCTGCTTGCGGCAGGCGTCCCAGCAGGACGCGAGGTCCGCGTACTTGGACTTGAAGAACGGGTTGGCGCTGTCCTTCAAGGCTCCGGTGATGTCGGCCTGCGCCTTCGAGAGGGCGGCGGCGAGGGCGGCAATGGATTCAGACTGGTTCATGCGTGTGTTCCTGTGTCAGTAGGGATAAAGCGGTGTTGCAGGCTGCGATGCGTTCCTCTTCCTCGCGCTCCTGCATCTCGAGGTCGAGCTGGTGCCACCAGGTATCGTCGTCTTCCATCACACCCACCATCGGCTGAACTTGTGGGGCTGGTAGACGCGGGCTCTCCAGGCGGGGTTCGGCAGGCGCTCACGCCGACGCCTCCACGGTGCAGGGCGGGTGAACATCCACACCACGATGGCACCGAACAACAACGTCATGCCGATGGTCACGACCGTAACGTATACGACGTCGAAGGCGCTCATGCGGCCACCTTGCGCTTCAGGTCGTGGATTACGGAGAAGGTTTGCTTCTGCATCTCGTCGAGCGCGTCTGCGGCATCCCCATCATCGTCCACGCCAAGTCGAGCGAGGTGTACTCGGAAGTCTGCGGCCCGAGCAGCCTCCATCGTGCGGGTCTCGACCAATGCTCGCCACTGGTCGCCGAAGTTGTACTCGTCTGCGATCGGCTGATTGTTCTGGATTCTGTCCCAGAACGCTGCCTGACATGCGAGTGCGAATTTATCCAAGCCGCTCATGACTGCACCTCGCGGGCCATGCGCAGGGCCATCAGCATCATGCGCTGCTGGTTGCGGGCCATCGTGACGTAAGCCGTCATCTTCGGGTTCTGGCGGGCGAAGCGCATCGCCTGATCGCGACCGGCGCGGCACTGGCCTGCGGTCATGCCCCACCGGATGGCGGGGGGCAGATGGGACGGGATGGGTCGGTATCTCATGGTCAATTCCCCTGTGTGTGTGTAATCGACGGGTGAATCCTAAACCGGCTCCGGTAGCTATGTCAACACTTGTATCCATCTTTTTTTTGCCGTATGCTTCCGGTCGTTAACAACGGAGGTCTTATGACTGTCGATGAACTTGTCAAGAAGTACGGCAACCAAAGCGCCATTGCGCGGCGGTTCGGTGTCACGCGGGCAGCGGTATCGAAGTGGGCGCGTGTTGGCGTGCCGGAGCGGTATGCGTTGCGTGAGCTTGCCGGTGAGGTTGTGGCCGAGCTCAAGGAAGAGGACCAGTCGCGCAGCACTCGGCGGCTGATTCGCAAGATCGAGGCTGGGCTGCGGCCTACGCCGGACAGCCCATGAGCCGCGCTGCGTACCATCGGACTTACTACCGGGCTCACCTGGAGAGTCGCCGAGAGATGGCGCGGGTGATGGCTCGGCGTAGACGGTGGGTGCGCGGCGTGGCGGCGGTGATCTGCGAGGCCGTGGAGGAGGCCAGAAACGACAAACCCCCTTTCGGGGGCTTGACGCGGGCGGGGGGAGGGCCCTACTCTCGGGATGCGTATCGAGGTGTCGTGACGATAGACCGGGGGAAAAGGTCTGTCAATCACTCCATCGCATAGCCCCTCGACAT